AAGGATCGACCAGGGCGCATGTATCGCGTAGCTGCAGCGGCAGGGACCAACGACGGCGGCCGTCCGACATGCTTCATCGCCGACGAGCTGCACGAGTGGACTGGGAACAAAGAGCGCGTGCATCTCGTTCTATCTAACTCACTTGCCAAGCGCGCAGAGGCGCTGGAACTGAACATCTCAACGGCAGGGTCAGACGAGAACACCCTGCTCGGACGCATGCTGACCTACGGAAAGCGCGTCGCCTCCGGCGAGCAGTCCGATCCGACCTTCCTGATCGAGTGGTGGGCTGCATCCGACAGCCACGACCTAGAGACTGACGAAGGGCGCAGAGCTGCGCTGGAGCAGGCGAACCCCTCCGCACCTGCCTTCGTTGACGTTGACAGACTGTTGGCACGCGCCGCCGAGGTGCCGATTCACGAGTGGCAGCGCTACCATCTGAACCGCTTCGTGCAGCCGCCAGACCGCTGGATCGGCGCAGAGGCGTGGATGAAACTGGCAGAGCGCACGAGGGTGCTCGTACCAGGCGAGCGAATCAGCGTGGGCTTTGACGGATCGTATGCACGAGACGCGACCGTGATCACCGCCTGCACGATGGACGGACACATCTTCCTCATGCGCGCATGGGAGAAGGCAGTCACCAACCGCGATCCAGACTGGACGGTGCCGCGTGGTGAGGTGGACGCAGTGATCGACCAGATCATGAACACGTACGACGCCACCATCTTTGCCGACCCTCCTGGCTGGGCTTCGGAGATTGAGGAGTGGTCCAACCGCTACGGCAAGCGCGTCGCCGTCTTCCCTACCGCGACCATCGAGCGCATGGGTCCAGCCGTTGACCGATTCTTCACGGCAGTCGCCACCGGCGAAGGGCTGCGACATGACGGCAATCCGCTCCTCGCTCGGCACATCGCCAACGTCCACACGCGCCTGACTCGCTATGGGCAGGTCTTGACCAAGGCATACAAGGCGTCACCTGACCGCATTGACGCGGCCGTGTCTGCCGTCGTAGCCTTCCAGGGTGTAAAGTTTATGCAGGTTGAACCAAAGCAGGCAGCGAAAGTGGAGTGGATAAACCTATGATCAGCAACGTCTTGGAACTTGTGGGTGCGGCACTTGTGATCGCTGGCATCGCGCTACTCTCTGTCCCACTGGGACTCATCGCACTCGGTGCGGCTGTCGCCGCTATCGGCTATACGCTAGGAGATCGTAAGTGAGCATTCTCCGTCGCATCCTTGGTGAGACTCGCGCCGTTGGCGGCACATGGATCACAGACAATCAGCCACTCGTCTCATCTGCCGGTGTCGCAATCAACAGCCAGACTGCACTCTCGATCGGCGCATACTATGCAGCCGTCAAGCTGTACGCAGACACAGTTGCGAGCCTCCCTTGGGACACCTACATCCGCATTGACGGCACACGCCGACCATACCGACCGTCACCGTCTTGGCTCACCACTCCACAACCAAACAATCCGAACTTCACTGGCTTTGACCTGAAGCATCGCATGGTGAGCAGCCTGCTCATTGACGGCAACTGCTTCGTGCTCTTCATCAAGGGTCGCAACGGCGACATCGTTGAGATGCGCGTGCTAGATCCTCAGAAGGTCACCATCAAGAGCGTTGACGGCGCACCGATCTACATGATTCAGGGTGAAGACACGGCCGTGGTGGAACTTACGTCCGACGCCATCCTGCACATCCCACTCTTCGCACTTGGGTCAGCACTCCGCGCACCTTCGCCGGTGGAGCAGCACCGCACCACCCTCGGACTCGCATCTGCGACGCAGTTGTACAGCGCGAAGTTCTACGAGCAGGGCGCCGCTCCTTCAGCCGTCATCCGCATCCCAGGCGAACTGACACAGGATCAGGCTGACTCACTCCGCAACTCATTCAGCCGACGTCACGAAGGCATTGAGAAGATGCACAAGATCGCAGTGCTCACTGGTGGCGCAGACTTCCAGCAAATGAGCATGAAGATCAGCGACATGCAGCTCGTTGAGACGCTCCACTGGGGCGTGGAGTCCATCGCTCGACTCATGGGCGTACCGCTGCACCTCCTGCAGTACCCAGGCGGCAACGCCTCCTACAACAGCGTTGAGATCGTCAGCATCGAGTGGCTGCGACTCGGACTCGGACCACTGGTCGCTCGCCTTGAGGCAGGACTGCAGCGTCTCGTCCCAGGTGCAGACCAGACCTTCATCAAGTTCACACTGGATGGTCTGCTCCGACCTACGACAAAGGAGCGCTATGACGCCTACGCCATCGCACTGAACAACGGCATCCTCTCGCTCAATGAGATCCGCAGGCTGGAAGACCGATCAGACGTCCCAGGCGGCGACGAGCACTACAAGGCGCTGAACATCGGAGTCGTTGGTCAGTGATTGAGATCTACGACATTGACGGCACGCTCACGACGAGCGGCGACACTCCGCGTCAGGAACTGATCGACTACATCAAGACCGATGTGCAAGATGAGGGCGTCCGCATCTTCATCGTCAGCGGCCGTGTGATCAGCCGGCTTGAAGAGACGGAGAAGTGGCTGCGCGAGAACGGCGTGCCATACGAGCAGATCTATCTCAACGACTTCAGCGAGACGCCAGGACCTAACGTCATTGAGGCGTTCAAGGCGTACAAGTACGCGAAGATCGTTGACGAATACGGTCTGGAAGAGATCGGCTATGTGGTGGACGATTCAGCCGAGGCTCGCAGCAACGCCGAAGGCATGGGCATCAAGGCGTACACCGCGCAGGAGCTGCTCGCCAACGAAGCCGAACACAGCGAAGAGATGGAAGAGTCCGCAATCCGTGCGGTCTACGAAGTCCCTGACTACATCCGCGAAGCCGCACGCAAAGGTCTGGAGTGGCACGAGCAGGGTCTGTCTGGGGACGGCTTGCAGCCAGAGACCGTTGCAGAGGCACGCGAACTCGCTGACGGCCGAGCCGACACCGACAAGGTGGTCCGCATGGCTGCATGGACTCGCCGTCATCGCACTGACTGGGAAGGCGTGCCACAGAACAGCGACCGCACCAACGAAGACTTCCCAGGACCAGGCGCCGTTGCAGGCTTCCTCTGGGGTGTGGAAACGACAGATCCAGAAGGCGCTGATCGCGTAATCTCGTGGGCAGATCGCCTTATCGAATCTGAAGACAGGGAGATTGTTGACATGAAAGAGAAAGAAGTTCGCTCACTGCCGATCGGCGAGTTCCGACTTGGCGAGGTAGGAGAAGACGGACAGAGGACCTTCACCGGCTATGCCGCAATCTGGAATAGCGCGTCCGAGGGACTGCCATTCGAGGAGCGCATCGCGCCAAACGCATTCAAGCGTTCACTGGCACGTGCTACCGCTGGGCAGAAGATCATCGCCTTCCTCTTCGGACATGATGAGACACGCGCACTCGCCACAACCGCGAGCGGCCGTCTCCAACTGAACGAAGACGAGACTGGACTTCGCGTTGAGGCGAAGCTTGATCCTGCCGATCCAGATGCCGCCAAGGTCATCTCCATGCTGACGCACGAGAGTGCAGCGGCTGGCATGAGCTTCGGCTTCCAGAAGGTTCAGGATGCATGGGACGGCAACAACCGGACGATCAAGGAAGCGAACCTGTTTGAGGTGAGCATCTTGGCGGCTGGTGGTCAGACGCCTGCATACCCTGCGACACTAGGTCTCACGGCAATCCGTCAGGTCACTGCGCCAAAGATCGGCGTAGAGGCTGAGGCGTTGATGGCCACACTCGAAGCAGTCAAGGCTGGACGCGAGCTGTCCAGCGAGGAGTTGGCTGTCATTGACGCTGTCCGATCCAAGTTGGCACCAAAGCAGGAGAAGGTCATTGACCCATCCGTCGCTGCGGCGCTGTTGACCTTGGAGTCGGCAGAAGGTGACGCACTCTAGGTCTCGTGCCTGCGCCCCACCGCCCCAAGTAGGCGAGTCCGCGTTAGAGCAACCCACCGAGGAGAGCAAAAAACAAAGAGTCCGGCTATGTCCGGAGAAAGGAAGTGGACACTATGTCCGACTTCGCAAATCTCGCTGACAAGCGAGCAAACCTCTTGACGGAGGCTCGCGGCATTGCCGTTGAAGCCGCTGACAAGGGAATCGCCCTAGAGGGCGAAGACAAGGCGCGATTCGAGAAGCTCGTCGCAGAGGCTGGTACGCTTGCCGAGGCGATGAAGTCCGAGAAGAACGCTACCGAAGCACGCAAAGCTGCAGACGAGGCTCGCGCCGAGTTCGCCGCTGTTGTGTCGCCAAAGGCTCCTGCCGCGAAGAGCGACTCCGATCGACTCCGCGCCATCGGTATGTCCGGTGGTTCTGAGACGTTCGAGTACCGCGACGTGACCAAGAGCAGCAACTTGGGTGATCCAGTCGCCGTGTTCCCACGTGTCAACGTGGTTGCAGGCCAGATCAACCCATTCATCAACCCAAACGTGGTTGATGTGATTCAGGTTGCGACCGGCAACGCGATCAAGTTCCCACGAGCAACCGCTCTTGGGACGGCGACCGCTCCTGGCGAGGCTGGGACAATCGTTGAGAGCGACCCAACGATGGGTACGCTCCAGCTCACACCTAGCGGCTACAAGATCCTCGTACAGGTCTCGGAAGAGCTTGTCGAAGATGCAGCCTTTGACATTGCAGCGTTCATTGCGGACGCCGCTGGTCAGGAAGTTGCAATCGCTCACGGAGCAGCCGCTGGTACCGCCGTCGTGTCGGCCGCAGGTTCAGGCGTAACAGGTGCGACTTTCGTGCCTACCTACGCAGAACTTGTGTCCCTTCAGTACGCGGTCAAGCAGCAGTACCGATCAGCTCCAAAGGCTGGTTTCTTGATGTCCGATGCGACCCTCGGAGCAGTCCTTGGAATCACATCGTCCTCAGTGCCGCTGTTCCAGCCAGGTGGTCAGGGTGGCGTTGATCGTCTCCTTGGGAAGCCTGTCTACACCGCGTCAGGGATCGCTGACATTGGCGACAATAACAAGCCAATCCTGTTCGGTGACCTTGGGCAGATCAAGACCGCACTCGTCGGTGGCATCCGCGTGGATGTAAGCCGCGAGTACGCGTGGAACCTCGGCCTTGTCTCGTACAAGGTTGAAGTTCGCGGCGCAACTGGGCTTGCCCAGGCTGATGCCGTCAAGTACTACGCCTGCAACTGATCTAATCAGTAGCAACGCATAGTTAGTGGTGAAGGGGAGTCGCTTCGGCGGCTCCCCTGAACCGCAAGTAAGGAGACCACATGCTTGTCAAACTCAGGAAGCGCCGAGGGGAGTATCCGACCGGTGCAATCGCTGACCTCCCACAAGAGGAGGCTGAGGGCTTGATCGCCTTCGGTCTGGCTGACCATGTGCAAGATGTCGACGCAGAGGCACCAACGCGCCACGTAGAGCGCGCCGCAGTAAAGACCAGCACCAAGACAGCCACCCTGCCTACACAGGCTGTTAGCGTGGCAGAGATCGTGGAGCCTGAGGCGTGAGCCTATCTGCCACCACGGTCACGATTACGACCAGCCCAACGCTGATTGCGACTGGCTTGGTTGGCGCATCGTGGCTCTACCTTCACGCTCCAGCCGGCGGCAACACGATCTTTGTCGGACCAAGCAATGTGACTACGGCAACAGGATATGAACTGCACAAAGGCGAGACCGCACAGTTCTGGCTTGCCGAGACTGACAAGCTCTACGGTATAGTCGCATCATCAACGCAATCGCTCATGACTATGCAATCTGGAGGTCGCTAAATGTCTTACGCAACTCTCGCGCAGTTCAAGGCGGCAGTCGGCATTACCGACAGCACGGATGACACGGCGCTTCAGAACGTACTCGATGCAACCGACACGCTGATCGACCTGTACTGCGACCGCAAGACCGGCTTCGGCACAGCGAGCGAGACGCGGTACTACACCGCTGAGGATTATCAGTACGTCTTGACCGACGATCTTGTCAGCGTCACCACGCTGCAGACCGACGATGACGCCAACGGAACCTACGAGACCACGTGGACCGCTGGCACCGACTTCGTACTCGCTCCGGTGAACTCCGCACTTGACGGCTTCCCATACACCGAGATTGACACGAGCGTCTCATGGCCGCGCAACTTCCCAAAGGATGTCTA